CAATACAGTTGTTGTATGCTCCAATACATTCCACCGAGCATTCAAAGAAACTGACAAGTTCAGACACACCGAATCAGCCAAAGGTCGTATCGAAAATGCTATCAAGCAGTTTCAAGAAACAATCAATGCTGACAAGCAGTTGTTTGACAACTTCAAACGTATGTCTGAAATTGCTCCCAGCGAGAATGTAGTACAGGCCGTCCTCAACAACATGTTCAAGATCGATGTCAAGAAGACCAATCGTGAAGACATCAGCACCCGTAAGATCAATCAGATGCAAGACTTTGCTCAAGCCTACAACATCGAACGTGACCTAGAAGGTGATACATTGTGGGGATTGTTCAATGCCGTGACTCGTTACACCAACCATATGTCGGCTCCTGTTGACAAAGACCGCAAGTTAGATTATCTAATGACAGGTACTGGCTACAACATCAACAATGTTGCCTACGAAACCATCATGTCTTGGATCGAACAGAATACTGCTCAGAAAGTTTATACCCTCGCTTAATTCACCACACCCCCTCTTCGGAGGGGGTTTACTTTAAAAACTATGACACCTAAAATCAAAAAGATCAAAATTGAAATGCCTGTGGATGATGTTTCATTCCGGGACTTGAGAGAACACGAACGTAGAATCTTCCTTGCCTATGTTTCCGAACACATCTTGTATGACAAGAGCAAATTCCAACAACTCGTCGAACTCTTAAGCCAATGGCAACTAGAACAACCTATCTCAACAATTGATTACGAACTCACCTCTATCCTAACAACTACACACTAAAATGAAAACACTTGTAATCCATCCTAAGGATGCCACAACTGACTTTTTAAGTCGTATCTACCAAGGTAAAAATTGGAACGTAGTAACTCACTACGTAACCAACGATGAACTCATAGATTTAATTGAAGAGCACGATCGTATCATCATGCTAGGTCATGGCTACGAAGGTGGTCTTTATGGTCACCGCCGAATCATGATCAATGCCTCTCACGTATCAAAGATAGCCTCCAAAGAATTGGTCGCTGTATGGTGCCACGCCAATAAATTCTTTGATAAACACGCCCTTCCTGGATTTTATACTGGGATGATTATCAGCGAACCTACCGAAGCAGAATACTACGGAGTAGAATACACTCAATCAGAGATTGATGAGTCAAACGAATTATTGGCTGAGACCATCCGTGAAACTATCTTTGACGAAAACATGCTCAGTAAAACTCGATACCACTACGACACCACTTCTAACAGAATCATAAAATATAACAAACGAAACCTATACAAAGCACACAACTTATGTCACAATTAAATTTATTCGAAGGAATCGATAACAAGGAGTTTATCGAGTACCACAAAACAAATCCTCATTTGTATGAAGCGTTCAAAGAAATTGCTTTAAAGACAAAAGCAATGGGATTCGATCACTATGGTGCCAACGGCATATTTGAAATCATTCGTTGGAAGACAGCCGAGAAAGGCGATGGCGTATTTAAAATCAATAACAACTATGCTCCTTTGTTTGCTAGGTTGTTTGATAATGAGTTTCCAGAGCACAAAGGCTTCTTCAGAATGCGTAGATCAAAGTTCAATCAATACACTGAGGCCCTGCCCAAGAAAAAGTATTTTCAAGACTATGAACTTGTATTTCCATATGCTGGCAATCTTGTTATTCTTAGAGTTACTCCTGGGGAGTCAGATTGGTGGACTACAGTAAATGTTTCCGATGGAAACGGCAATCAGATTTACTTTGATGTACACTATTGCGAAGATTACAATCAGATTTGTGTTTACCGCCATACCAAACAAAATACCAACGAACTAGTTTTTCAAACCCCAATAAAACCAAAGCAATGACCCCGAAAGACAAAGTTGACAAAATCAACGCTTTGCAATTCCCATACGAGAAACGTAAATTGATTTACGAGTGGGTGAAAACAGGCAAAGTATCTTTACAACAATTTTTAGAATTAATCGAATTAACCATTGAATAAGATGACACCACAAGAGAAAGCAAAAGAACTGGTTGATAAATTCACCGTGGTTGGATTGCAACAAAGAAATGAAGGAATTCAATGTGCATTAATTATGTGCGATGAGTTGTTATGCAATTCAACATTTCTTTTAAGTAATGGTGAAATCTATTTTTGGCAAAAAGTAAAACAAGAAATAGAAAAACTATGAAAAACAACAAACAAAAAACACTTATGAAAAAATGGAAAGAGAGAAACGATGAAAAATGCATTAAGAGATTATTTACAACAGACTACGTAATTTATGATAAAGCCAACGACCACGTGCTTTCAGATTCATATGGAAGAGTTATTTTATTTGGTGACAAATCGGAAGCAGATTCAGACTGTCGAGGTAATGAAATTGTTATTTCATGTACAGATTTACCCACTGCTTGGCAAGAAGAAATTAAAAAACAACTATGACAAATAATAAACAACAAACGGCAGTGGAGTGGCAATTTGAACAATTGTTTAATTCATTTGAAAAGTTCAACAATGGTGAATACTCATTTGATGAATATCTTAAAAGGAATTTAGAAATAAGAGCCCAAGCCAAAGAAATGGAGAAGGAACAAATAATGCAATCACATATGTTTGGTGATTGCAGAGGGCAAATTGGAACTTATTTAAGAGCAGTAGAATACTACAACGAAACCTACGGAGGAGGTGAGCAATGAAGCTATACACAGAAGAACAAGTAAGGAAAATGCTTCAAGTTTGTATAGATAGTGATTTATACGAACACATTTTGACATTTGAGGACATTTTGAAAACTGAAACACCCATTGAACTACCAAGTGATGAGGACACAAACCAAGATGCTGTGGATGATTACAACAGGATGGAAGAGGAATGGGAAATGGACAATTATAATGAGATGAACGATGAGCAATAAACACGATTCGGCAGTAGAGTGGTTACAGGAAGAAATCACTTACGATAACGGCTTTGGTCAACGATTAGGTTCCTTCAAAGAAACTGTGGATTTGACGCCATACTTTAATAAAGCCAAAGACATCGAAAATTTTGAAAAGCAACAAGCCTACAACCAAGGCTTTGCCAAGGCTAAATCAATTTATCTTGACAGCGAATGAAAAATTTAGTTTGCCGTTGGAAAAAATGGAATAGAATTGTATCTTACCATCTGTATCAAATGCAAAAGCAAGGTTACATTAATAAATTTTAGATGAAAAAAATAATTTTCGTGTACATATGCGTCATCCTTAGCGGGTTGGTCTATGGCTGGATGATTGTAAAACATCCCATTGTGGCTCAGATTATTGCCGGGGGCATGGCGTTATCTTTTCTTTTTGTTTTAGCCTTGGCACTTTACCCTTCAAAAAATACAAAATGACTAAAATAATACCTATGATCAGACTTGCATTCGTTAACTCTGTTCCAGAGTATCGGATTTATTATGACGGAGTTATTATTCGTCGATTCGCAAGTGAAACCGAAGCCAAAATATGTTTAGCAAAACTTATTGATACCATTTTAAAAGAATAAATTTGTATATGATTACTCAGAAATTTATCAGCACACTATTGCATTCAAGAGATGCTATGCATTTAGCACATTGGAGTACAACCTCTTACTCACAACATCAAACCTTAGGGGAATACTACGAAGGTATCCTTGGTCTGACAGATGAATTCACAGAGAATTACTTCGGTCAAAACAGGAGAATACCTATCGAAGTCATGGCCATTGATCCTCTGAAGCCCGAGAACCCAGTTGAACACTTGAATAAACTCAAGCAAATTATTGCTCGTGAGCGGAACAAGTATTCTTCTGATCTTCAAAATATCATGGATGAAATGCTAAGCCTAATCAACAAAACCCTGTACAAACTAACCCTCGTATAATGGGAAATCGTTTCACAATTTACCAAGGAGGGTTAGTATACCATGGTAACACAACCCTCCGACTTAATTTTAGATTAATTTATGTTACCCCGACCTCGATATACGATTGGGAATAAACGAGACAATGCTTTGCACCAAGCGAAAAAATCGTTTCTTTTCAATGTTGTAATAGTCATTCTCGTATACTTAATCCACTACTTAATCAGATATGGACAGAAAATATAAAATCAATGAGCATAGTTTAAAAATGACATTGAACGAAAAACAATTGGAAAAACTCAAAGAAATCGCAGATGCCAATGGCTATGGTAATTTTTACTCTCTGGCCGATGACTTACTGCACGCCTACATTAGCAAGAACAGGCGGTCGCTTTTACGTAGCGCGGTAGAATATCAAAAGACAAGTTATGCCTACGTACAACTGTCACCTAAAAACTACAAAGCGATAGACATTTTCTGCAAAGCCAATGAAATTGGAAAGAAATTGTACTTGCAACTTATCATGAAGGAAATTTTATCAAACGTCAAGAAAAATGAAATCGAATCCGTACCCGAACGAAAGACTACCACAGAAGGACCATTCACCGAAGAAGAGAGCCGTTTATTATACGAGAGTCTCTCATGAAAATCAAGTAGAAGATGGTTCGTCGTTAGACAACCAAGAGGACCGCATCGAAGCGTTCTGCAAACTAAATAACTACGAAATTGTAGCAACATTTTCAGATCCGGGGGTCTCAGGCAGAAAGTTTGAGAACCGCCCAGACTTCATGAAGATGATTGACATGGTCAAAAGAAAAGAAGTAGACGTCGTAGTTGTTTACAGCCTGTCTCGTTTTGGTAGAAACACCAAAGACACTTTGAAATGGGTAGCATTCTTAGAAAACTTCGGGGTGTCGTTTTATACGCTGGACTTTCAATTTGATACTTCTACCAGCCATGGTAAATTAATGCTTCAAATGATCGCGGCGTTTGCTGAGTTTGAATCAAACCAAAGAGGCGAACTCATTTCTTCGGTGATGAAGTATCTCAAGAAAGAAAACAAAGTCTATTGCGGACCCGTACCATTTGGTTTTGATAAGAACGATGGCAATCTGGTGGTAAATGAAAGCGAAATGAAAATTGTCCGTAAAATATTTACCTGTAAGAAGCAAATGAAATACAGCGAAATCGCCAGACACTTGAATAAAGATGGTATTACCTCAAAGACAGGCAAGCAATTTCACCATTCCACTATCATCAAAATTGTAAACAACAACATCTATGACCAATTCATATGAAATCCCCGTAAATTTTAGAATTTATACACAAAACGGGTTTGTCTTTGACATACCGATCAAATACGTGTATGAACATCGTAACAGATTCTTATACAATAAAGAAATGCCCTACACAAGCAAAATACCGCGCGTGGATTTGCTGGGGCTTATCGACTATGTTAAGAAATTAAATTGGTGCGACATTGTGGATAATTTAGAATTTGTTGGCATTATTGAATCTCCGCACTTAGATTTGCTGTCTTCTTCACAAATCGATATTGTGGAAAGCGGACTAAACTACAAACCACTATTGAAACAAAAACTAAAACTAAAAATCATACAATGAACAACTCAGACAAACTACTGCACGTCATTGCGAACATCTTACTTGAGGTCAATTTACCCGAAGAAAAGAAGCAACTCATTAGAGATGCAATGAAATCTGACACCCCCGCCACCAAGAAATTTATCGCCCCTACAATAGAAGAAGTGTTTAACTTATTCATTGAATTGAACGTAAATGAATCCATGAAACATGCCCAGGAATTTGTTTACTTCTATGACAGCAAAGGCTGGATGGTCGGCAAAAACAAAATGAAAGTCTGGAAGTCCGCCGCGGGGCGATGGGCTATGAACTTACCCAAAGGGCAAAACAAACCGCTAATTGTATGAGTTATCAAAGCGATTTAATGAAACTTGGTATTGATACCAAGGGTAAGTATAGTGGAGTGATTAAAACTGTATGTCCCCGGTGCTCGGCCACCCGCAAAAAGACATCAGATCCATCGCTTTCGGTAAACATTGACGAAGGGTTGTACAAATGCCATCATTGTCAATGGAAAGGAACTGTGGTAATTCAGAAATACAACCGCCCAGAACCCAAAGAGACGGCCCCCGATGATTTGTTGCTTCAGCATTTTTTAAAACGGGGCCTCAGTGCCGAAACCGTAAAGCATTTTAAGGTCACTCAGAGCATCGAAGTGATGCCACAGGATAACAAACCCCACAAGACCATTTGTTTTAACTACTACGAAGGCTTTGAACTAGTAAACATCAAATTCAAAACAAGAGAGAAGATGTTCAAGATGGTATCTGGAGCCAAAAAGATTCCCTATAACTTGAACGGGATCAAAGATTCTGACACAGTCATCATTTGCGAGGGCGAAGAAGAAGCCATGGTATGGTATGAGTGTGGCTTTCCTTATGCCATCAGTTGTCCAGCAGGTGCAAACGCAGGTAACAATAATCTTGAGTGGCTCGATAACACTTATCAGTATTTCCAAGACAAACTAATTTACATCGCAACGGACAACGATGCCCCCGGCAAAAAGTTATCTGACGATTTATCTCGTAGGTTTGAGCCAAGCAATGTGTTTATCGTTGACTTCGGTAAGCACAAAGACGCCAACGATACGTTGATCGCCGAAGGTAAGCAAGCACTGATCGATATCAAAGACAAAGCCAAGCCATTGCCTATCCCCGAAATTAGTAGCGTCGAGGATTACTACAAAGAATTAAACTTTATCTATGAGAACGGCTACCCCAAAGGAGATAATCTGGATTATCTGGAACTCGACCAACTGATTTCGTGGAAGCGCGGACAGTTCGTAGTAGCCTCGGGCATCCCCGGTAGTGGGAAGAGCACGTTTGTAGATCAAGTTTGTATTCGATTGGCCTGTCGTAAGAACTGGAAGTTCGGAATGTTTAGCCCAGAAAACGACAACAAATTGAAATCAATTCGTATGGCAGAACAAATTGCTGGTAAGCCTGTGCATGGTCAAAACCGTATGCCCAAGGAGTTATTTACAAGAGCATTGGAAATAATTAACAGTAAGTTTTATTTCTATGATACCAACAACCTTGATGATTACAAAATCGATAACCTTTTACGCATCGCTAAGAATCTGATACGCCAGCGCGGAGTTGACTGCATAGTCTTTGACCCATTTAACTACATCGAGAACGATTTCAAAGATGAAATCATGAACGAAAAGATTGGTAAGATGCTGGTCAAACTTAAAAAGTTCGCTCTCACCAACGATGTTCTGATCATTCTAATTGCTCACCCGCGCAAGATGGGTAAGAATAGCCAAACAAATGAATACGATGTACCCCGTCTCTACGATATCTCTGGCTCCCACCACTTCTTCAATGTCTGTGACAACGGATTTGTGGTGCACCGCCAATATCAAACTGGCCTTGTAGAAATACATGTACAGAAAATCAAGCACTACTTTATGGGTAAAGTAGGTAACGTAACAATGGACTTTGATTTACCTAGCGGTAGATACAAGGAACAAACTGAAATATGGACTAACGAAATCGACTACAATGACACCAACAACCTCTTTGCTGAGTTCTCTGAGATTCATTTCTAGAAAGAAAATGGAAGTTGAATATATCAATGTCAACCCCAATACTTACATCCGTATGCAGAGCGCGGCAAAAGCCCTTAGGAATATGGAATGCTCTCTGCATCCCAACCACTTCATTCTGACAATGAATGATTGCAAATTTTTAATTTATAGCCGTAACTGGAGGCGATCTCACAATGTCCACAGTTACTATCTGATAGAGAATGGCATGTATTTCTTCGATTACTTAATCAAAATGAAAGATGAAGACAGTAGTCTATGATATAGAAATATTCCCAAACTTCTTTTCTTATCTTGATGTTGATATTGAAACAGGAGAAGAAAAACTCTTCGTGATTCACGAATCTCGCAACGATTTAGAGGCGATGATTCACTACAACTGTCTACCGAAACTGCGAATTGGCTTTAATAACTTGTACTTTGATGCCCGGTACTTGAAATGGTGATGAATAATTACTCGTTATTTCAGAAACTGAGCCCCCAGCAAATACTCAACTCGCTTTACAATCAAGTTCAACTATACATTCAAAACGAAAAGAAGGAAAAGTTCCAAGGAAAGTATGAAATTGACCTGTTCCTCATCAATCACTACAACAACAAGGCTCGTAGTACTTCACTGAAAGCCCTACAATGTAGTATTTACTGGGAGAATGTACAAGACATGCCTTTGAAATTTAATGAGCCTGTCCCCGATGATCTAATCGAGGAGGTAATTAAGTACAACCGCAACGACGTACTCTCTACCAAAGCATTCTACGAAGTAAACCTTGACAAGATTGAGTTCCGTAAAGAGTTAAGCAGGGTTTACAAAAAGAACATGATCAACTTTCCAGACATCACCATCGGGGAGGAGATATTTCTACAGTATATCAAGAAAGAAAGTGGGCTGAGTCGCAACGAACTAAAATCACAAATTAAGTTCGACAAGGAAATTGATTTGAACAGATGCATTTTGCCCTACATCAAATTCAATAGCGATGAATTTAACGAACTCCTTAAAAAAGTTCGGTGGACGGTGGTCAACGATACCAACAAATTAAAGTACAACGTGACATACCGGGGCTTCAGATACGACTTCGGAGTAGGCGGGATACACGGATGCATAACGCCCGGGGTCTATGATTCTGACGATGAAAAAATCATCATTGACTACGATGTGAAATCCTATTACCCCAACCTTGCCATTCAAAATGGACTTCACCCTAAGCACATCCCCAAAGATGTATTCATCAATGTGTATCGCAAGTTGTTTGATGAGAGGGTCGAGGCCCAAAAGGCCAAGGACAAAGTAAAGGATGCTGGGTTTAAACTCAGTTTGAACGGGGTGTTTGGTAAGACAGGGGAGTCAACGAGTGCCTTTTTTGACAGGTACTACTTCTACAGCATCACCTTGAATGGGCAGTTGACTCTGGCGATGCTGGCCGAGTGGTATGCGGATGGGGTGCCAGACATTGAAATCTTACAGATCAACACCGATGGTATCACCATACGATGCAATAGATCCAGCGTAAAGATTCTGGAAGCCATCAATACTAGATTTATGAAACTGACTGGCTTAATTTTAGAAAGCAGTGACTACAAAAAGATGGTTATTTTCAACGTAAATAATTATTTAGCGGTTTCCATGAAGGAAGAAATCAAACGAAAAGGTATATTTGAAACCGTAAAAGACTTTCACAAAGACAATTCATTCTTAGTAGTACCCAAAGCATTAGAAAAATACTTTTTAGAAAACATCCCAATAGAAAAAACAGTAAAAGAAAACACCAACATATATGATTTTTGTGGAAGATATAAAGCGACTAAAGGCTGGCATGCCGAGTACAACTACTCGAAGGAAAACACAGTTATTACGGAGAATCACGGCAAAGTTCTTCGGTTTTACTCGACAACGAAAGACGGAGGCACATCCTTCAAAGTGTGCGAAGATGGACGAGTACACCATTTACTAGCCAATCAAAAAACTGTCTTGTTCAATCGGTACTTTAGCGTACCTAAGTTTGAAGATTACAATCTGCATTACGAATTTTACTTTCGGGAGTGTTACAAAATTATCGATGAAGTCGAACCCAAACAATTAACCTTATTTTAAATGCCTACTGTAGCAGAATTTACCGCTGAAATATTGGAATTAGTGGTCAAACAACTTGACCTAGACTCCTTAGAAACAAACCGCATCGTTCGCGCGATTAATAAAAATCATTTGTATCTAAAGTACAAAAACCGTACGTTAAACCCCATCACTGGTAAAGCGAAGCGACCTAGCATGGTCATCACCTACAATGTTTTAAAGACTCTGGACAAACAGATCATCGATTGTGCGTGCATTATTCATAGTATCACCATCATGGATTTTTGCGGCAACACCAGAAAAGGGGAGTTCGTTGATTGCCGAAGACATGTAATGTATTATATGCGGCGCGAATTACACTACACCTACGAAAAGATTGGAACAATATTTAGAAAGGACCATAGCACAGTGATTCACTCTTGTAACCAGCATGAAAATTTCATGCACTCCTCAAAACAATATGCTAAAGTTTACGGAAGGTTAAAAGAGGAAATTATGACTACTGTCGTTCCACACGAATCTCTTTCCATACTCTGACCGCCCGGCCGTCTACCATTTCTATGAACGGGATTTTCTTGACCTCTAACTCTGGTCCAGTATCCCGTTTACCTTTTTCAATGATCTGGCGGTGATAGATTTCTGCGGAGACCATTGCATCCACGATATCCGTGTTATCTACAAGGTAAAGTTTGGCCTCTTCAATAATATCCATGAAGTAAACTGAGTCCCAGTACTTTCTGAAGTAATCAATAATATAAGAGTTGGCTCTCTCCCCCGTATGGTCGTTCTTATACCAACCAAAGGTTCGCTCTCCGCTAATAAAAACCTTTCCCAGTAGTGATGGTCTAGGAGCCAAAAGATCGAGTCTATTACGCTGTTTGTAGTGATCTAGAATTACCCCTCCCCGGTTGACTTCAATCATCACTTTTGCCTTACCATAATAATCTTGAAGTAAAATGTTATTGTGCATGATGATATCTGGGTCCAGCGCGCGCTCTTTGTAGAATGCTACATATCGATTGGTGTCTATATTCTTAACCACAATGCAATTGTCCGACCCATCATTCAACTTCGATGAAACGAATGGAATCGGGTCCATGCCACAGATGTATTTGTGAAGCGGATTGTAACGCTCTAAAATCAAAATCTTGCCATTCTGAATCGGAGTGACCTGCAACTTTTCGTTTACATCGCGCGATAGATTACACTTTTCAATTGGCGGGGGACTTCCTAGAATAATTCTTTCCTGCTCGTTAAGTTTAGCCATCACGTCAGCAGGCAAAGCACCCTTGGCATTGGCACTAAATACTTCTTGGATATCCAATGGATACTGCTTGATGAACGAATCCAAGAAACTCTTATCCTCAAGTTTATTTAAATTGTCTCGGGTTCTCAGAATCCACTCCGTAGCAATCTTTTCATCACTCCATCCATTAGGACAGAAGTTAATTATCTTTCCTGTTTCTTTACCCTTTGAATCGATTTCTGGGGCCGCTGTAATACCCATCCATCCAGGTAAGAAAACTGTGAGCATCTTAATAGTTTCCGCATTCCGCCAAAGTTCTGCTCCTTTCTTCTGACCTATCACCGAAGATTCCCCGGCACTTCCTCCCATAACAATAGGAGCCACTTTCATAAATCCTTTCTTTGTTGACGCCTGTGCCGAACGATACACTACGTCTGCCTTTGGGTGAAGAAAGAACTCATCCAAAAAGATGTGCATCGCACGAAACGCTTCCAATGACTGTGGGCTGTCAACTGTGTCACGAGTAATAATCTTTGAGTCTAGACCAGAGATTGCTCCTGTCTTTTGATCTAACTGCCCCATGTGCAAATAACCACTCTGACGTGTACTAATAACCGAAGGGCGGATGTAATCATCCAAGCCATCATAGATTACACGAGTCTTGTCTTTAAACATTTCCTCGAGTCGCGTTTTATCCGCGGATGTTAGCAGAGAAGTTGACCCGGGATTGGTCAGTGATATCCATACAGGGATCACCCCACCAAAAGTCAAAGACAAACCTGCCTCACGTCGTTTGGTAACCATCAAATCCCAGTATGTATTTCGGGCTTCGTCGTAAGATTGGTAAATCAAATCGTCCAAGTCACGCCAGATAGGTTTGATTCTGAGACCCGTGGCTTCCTTGATTGTAGCCTGACTCAGAAAAAAGTACTGAGCACCTGTCAATCCAAACCTACCAGTACGCCAGAATTCCATCTCGGTGTTCCACCAGATGTCCTTTTCTTTTCGAGTAGCATGTGGGCTAATCAAATGTTTAGCCGCCCAATCCTCGTAGACGAACTTCGAACTCTTCTGCTTAGTTAGGATCTCCATTATTTTTTCTTACCTGCCATGCGATCGATAAATGATACTTCACTATCGACTACTTCTTCGCTCGGGTACGCCTCTAATTGGGCGAGTTTCAGACTCTTATTGATTTTATCCCCTGCCTGTAGCAACTGGAACAAAGCCTTGTAGTAAGGGTCATCTAAATCAATTTCTTTGCTTTTGACAGCATCCATCAACTGACGAGATGCCGATACCAAAGTTCCATAGAAATCTTTGGCTGGATCAAACATCTGAACTTGAAGGCGATCAATCGCTTCTTCCTCAGTTATGTTGACCTTTTTGAGAAACGCTTTTAGTTTGTCCATTTTTTATTTCTGTAATTGTTTTCTTTAATTGTTCAATTTCTTTTTGAACTTTGTTGGCCTCAATTGGGTTGTGTTGCTGGTGATAGTAATCGTTCCAAGCCACCAATTCCTCTAGTTTTTTAAATAGTGATTCTAAGTTATTCATTTTTATTCATGTGATCATATAGTTTATCCAAATACCACTTGGCTTTAGCAATGTCTTCTAAACCATTCTTTTCCTCGCATCTCCAAAGATACTTAATAATATTGCCCGTGCAATAGGCTTCTAGCCCAGATTTGTTAATTGTCGCTGCTTCAATCGCATCAATGCATTCTACCTTCCCATTTTTGTAATAACTGGGATTTACTTTTGTCTCAAAACTCATGTCAAATAATTAATTTTAAAATAAAAAGTACAGTGGTTCCAATAAACCCGTACTTGTAAAACTTCATGGCTTGGTCCTTACGATCAATGACTCCGTTCAAACGAACGATCTCATACTTACAGGTATCCAATGCCTTTTTGTAATTGGGAACAATGGTATCTTTGTACAAACTCAGTTGCTGGCTGTCCAACTGAATGATGGTCTTCAGAGTTACCACACGCTCCCGGGCCTTTATTCCTTTGAGGAATTCATTATTCAACTCCTTTAGCGGTAAGCTGTCTACTGATTGTGAGTAGATATTTTGTGCCATCAATGTCAGGCATAGTGTCAATAGCAATTTGAATCGTGTCATATTTTAAATTGAGTTGTTCGTAGACTTTGTATTCCTCGTGCTTCAGTCGGTCTAGCGAATCTATTTTGCTGAATACGACTTCGTTGTGCTTTTCAATTGAATCCAAGAAGTGTAGTATTTCACTCTTGGTGTCTGGTTCTTCCTTTACAAAAGTCTGATACCCCAGCAAAGCGATCAGAATCACTAGTAAAATTGGCGTGATAAATTTCATGATTTGTGTCTATAACTAGCAACAGCATACCCCATAAGCCACAAAAAGATACAGAATATTACCCCGAATAAAAAACCTTCCGTCATTTTCTTTTTACGTTTGTAACTCTTTTACCCATTCCAACTCTCGATTTCTCGGCTTTCTTTGCCGCGAGTTTTGATGGGCTTAATTCAGACTTTGTAACTGGTGTTTTTGATGATACTCTTTTTGATGGGCGGCAATACTCATTAGATCCACCTGCTCCACAGGCTTTGCCACTTTTAGTATCTACCCATTTTTCTGCTCCCCATCTTTTTAAATCTGAACCAGCCTTTGTTTTTCGTACTGTACCAGATGATTTTCTACACTTGGCAATTGCTTGAGATGCCCTTGCAGAAGGGAATACAGCATATTTTGCTTTGACTTTAGTGTAGCAAGCGTCTTTCATCCTTGACCTTTGTAAGCCTTACGATAATTTTTACTTGACTTGAGTTTGCTGTTCTTCTTTTTAGAAACCACACCCGGGCGGCGAACCTTTGCTTTTGGTTTCCACTTAGCAATTTCTTTGGAAGTTTTTACTTTTGCCTTGCCAGCCATTACTTTTTCTTAGTGAGTTTTTTCCACATGGTTTTGGCCGCAGTTGCCTTACCAATTGCTTCGGCTTTAGCGGAAGACATCCCCTTTTTCTCGTAAGATTTAGCGACTGCTTGAGCCATAGGTTTGAATTCTTTACCTTTCTTTCCTAAGTCTTTACCAGCAACCGCCTTCTTAACGATAGTTGATCTTTGCTTTTTAGTGCCGTATGCCATTACTTTTTCTTCTTTTTCAAGTTAGAATACATCATTTTCTCTTTGGCTTCAACCTTCTTACCCTCTTTCTTTTCATGCTTCATCTCAGCCTTTTTAGAAGTGTACTTTTCCATACCTCCATATTCAGAAATCTTCTTACCTACGGCTTTTTTTACTGGTTTTTTCATTTCTTAAAATCCTCCTTCATTGTTACGACCTTGTGGCAAACACAAGTTATTTCCTTTTCCTCCAGGAATACACTTAGATGCTTGTTTAGATTTCTTTTTGTTCTGTTTGCGCATCTCTTCCATTGTCTTTGGTTTTGATTTCAAATCAGCATAATATGCCTTAGCCAATTTCTTACGCTCTCTACCCTGCAATTTCGTATTAAGACTTTCGTTGATTGTACGAATAGCTTTTCTTTTGCTTCCTGGCAAGTTCTCTCCTTTGTATTTGGGAGCAGTAGGACTGCTTATATTTCTTTCATAAGAACGCTTAACACGCTCAGCACGTCTTGCGCTAACACGACCTTGACGCTTTACATATCCAAGAGTGTTGTCGTCTTGCATATCAGCAACCCTCTGACGAGCGTTTACACTAGCACCACGAGCCTCTTGTTTAGCAAGTGTACCAACCTTTTTAACTTTGGCACCAACAACCGCTTTGGTTTTGGTTTTTACGGCACGTACTTTCTCCTTAATGTTTGGCATGATTATGGTTTTTTCTTAGTTGATTTTTGATTCTTACCTGCTTTCCAGGCATCTTTAGGAGAAACCTTTACATTGGCTCTATTGCCTCGAATTCTTTCGGCACCACGTTGAAATCTAGCATCTGCCAACATTGATCCAACAGTAGCACCCGCCACGCCAATAGCAGTACCAACAGTCTTCATCATTGATTTTTTCTTAGCGGCCTTTGCTTCAGCAGTTCCTGCCGATGTCATTGGTACTTTCGGAGCAACCTTCTTGGCTACCTTTTTTGTAACTGGTCCGACTACGGGTTTTTTGGGTTTCATGATTTCTTCATTTTTACAAAGGTTTTTGGAGCACCTTTGGGTTTAAGATTTTCAGCACCTGCTGCTTTACCTTTGTATTTGTTATAGGCAGCCATACTATCTTGATAAGACTTGGTGGGGGCAGAACGACTATAAACAGGAGTTCCTTTTGGGGCAGTTCCTGTACCTTCTGTTCCGTACTTAGAACTCATCTTTTTATTAGGGGCAGTTGACATTTTGCCCGACTTAACTGGTTTTGCTGGCATCACCTTCTTGGTGCTTTTTGCCATAGGTTTTTTTGGCGTCATTTTTTTGGTTTATTTTTCTTTACCTTTATTTTGCCCCCTTGTTTTGGAGTCTTGGCATTCATCTCCATTAATTTCTGTTGTACAAAATTGCAGTTAAACATTAGCACTTCCATCTTTTACGGGCCTGTCTCAGTCTTGAATTAGGATCTGAGGCCGCCTTGGGGAACATCTTCATTTGCCCTGCGCTACGAGCACAAAAAGACTTGCGTCTCTTTGCATCTTTACTTCCTGCCTTTACCTCGCCAGTCACTGCGGTTTTTAATTTAGAGCCAGGATTTGCTTTTCTATAGGCAGCAACGCCTTTAGCCGTCATCCCCGCCCCCTTTTTAGTGGGGAGGTAATTGGCACTTTTGCCTTTGGTAGTCTTTGGTATGGGATTATCCTTCGCCATCAGACTTCTTTCCGAAGAATTTGTCAGCACTAGCCAAACCCAAACAACCGAATGCCAAAGCAGCAACAGCGTTCACCAATGATTCAGCAGGAGCAAAGTGAGCCTCAGTAAATGAGTTTTCATACATGGTGACGCATAACATCAACCCAGCAACGATTCCAACGAATCTCTTAGAGGATGGTTTACCTTTTTCATCGGTAAACATACCGCTAATAAATCCAATTAATTTTTTCATATATCAAAAATATAACTTTGAATTCAATTTTCAAACTATTTCTTGTACAAACGGTAGTACTCAAAATCTGATTCCCCACCGTTCTTTCTGTACTGTAACCATTCGTCATAGACAGGTCCTGCCAACTTTGCCTCTTCAACAGGTACCGTGCTGGTATCTAACCCAACTTCTACCATTCTCTGCATGAAAACTTCGTTCTTTTTTTCCATTACTTCGACCTTGGCCTCAGCAGTAAGAACGGCTTCTTTCAATTCTGCCTTCTCTTCTACTTTGGTTTCTACCAACTTTTCACCTTTTTCTTTGGCGACAGACACGACTTGAGAAGCCATCTTCATGTTGTTCTCAACCTTTTTTAACATCTCTTCGATCTCATCGATGTTCGGAGAGTTCAATGCCTTTACTGGGAAGATCAATTCTCCCATCAAAAACAAGGCGCAGAATATAAGTAGTATGTTTTTCATAACTTTTTGACGGTGTTGATGATTCTCAACTCAGTAATGGCGGCAGCGAGGGCGGAGTCAGATTTCTTTAATGCTGAACTCATCCTATCTACCTTTATTTCCAACGCTGTGATCTTTGCATTAGCATTCTCAATCTGCGCTGAATAACCAGTCTTTACATCGTAGTACAAATATGAAACAGCAACTAGCATACAAAATGCTACAGCAGCAATTGGGTTCTTCTTGAATTGATCAAATGAAACCGGGAACGCGTTGGGTTTTATCTTTGGAGCAGTCATTATTCAGTAGGTGGGAATGGCGGTGCTGGTGGTGGTATGTATTCGGCTTCGGGTAAATCTAAAACCCAAGCGTATTCGGTTATTGCAACTTCGGGTTTGTCTTCATCGGAAAGAAACAAAAACCAAGTTCCGTTAATGTCTTGAACGCAATTAAAAAATTGATAAGGCGTGTAATACTGCCCTTGAATCAAATCCTTTTCTTCGGGTGTAAGTGTGTAACCTAACATTATACTTGTCTTGAAAGGGTTGTTTGAAACGCTTGTACTGCGGTGTAGAAATTGGATGCTTGGGTGTCGGTTAAGCCGTCACCGATGGAAGCAAAAGCACATTGTAAAATTGAAAAGTTTTGTGCGGAAAGATTTTGAAAATTACCTGCACCAATGTAAGCAGTTACACTACCGAATCCAGTTGTGTCGCTTGTTGTGTTTGTATCTCTTAAAATTCCTGTCGTGTAATACTTCAAACTTGTTGCACTCGTTCTTGATAATATAGCAAATTTTCGTGCATCGGTTTCTGTATAATTGATTACCGATGTCGTAAAACTACCCAATTGTCCTCCTCCTTTGTCGCCTGGCGTTGGTCTACGAATATACAAGTCAATTGCCCGAGTATATGAGCCATTACCATAAGCACCAAGGACAGTAGGATAGGGACTGGTATCACTTGCAGTTCTTGAATAAAAAGAAGCGTGTGAATTTGTTTGTGTTAATTCTGTACCAATGTTTAAACCTGTATTCATAAACGCACTCCCACCATTTGGCGTTACCCCCGTACTCGCAAAAGTCCAACCACTACTAAATGTACCCGTAAAAGAACTGCTCTTTAAGTTTTGTGCACACGCTGCCGCACTTGCACCCACCATTGGGTAAACGGCTTTCATACTTGACCAAATACCCGCACTTTTCATATCAAGTACCAATTGATTGGTTGCAGTTTTTTCGGTTTCTGACAATGTCCCACCCGCAGTGGTTACGCGGTCAAAGAAGGCTTGAGCGTCTACGTCAAAAGCAGGAGCACCGCCTCCACCGCCCATTACACGATTGCCAATATTTAACCCAATTCCTATCATTTCAGATAAGCAACAACACTACCGCTGGTCAATGTAATTGAAGAGAAGAATGCACCCTCAGCAGCGGTAATCAACATTCCTTGTTTAATAGTTACTCCAGTGAGTCCAAGAGCAGAAGTAATATCTGATCCCGCAGAATTTAATACTTGAGCAACAACAGCGTCTGAATTCACCACAAAACCTTGGAATCCTCCAGTGTTTGCTGATGTATTGGAGATGACTCTACACCCGGTTAAACCGCTCTGAAAGTCTAATGTGCGTGAGAATATTTCTTGCATAATACAAATATAATTAATTTTTATTTTGATTGTTTATCGTCTTCCAAAAAATCCAAAACTTTCAACTTGTGTTTATTTTTATTTGCCTTGCGAGTGTCCAATAATGTCATCGTGCCAAAAATAAATAAGGTCAGCATGATCACAAAAAATGCAGGCACTACATAACTCTGTGCCCCCATATACCAGTTAGCATCTGTATCCAATGGTTCTACAGTTGAGGATTGCATCGCGCTCACATCATCGATTTCATTCATCTCCTCAACATGACTCGCATGCATCATGTCCACAAGGCTATCGCAGGCACGATTCATACTGTCTATCCACTCTTGACTACCCCTTTTCACCAGATGCGTATTTAACTCCCATGATTGTTCCTATTATAGAAAACGAATTCGTCAGCAATATACCAAAAAGATTTGACCAAGTGCTCTCTATGATCTTGGCATCCAATCCTTTAGATATGACGTAAAAGTATAAAATAGATGTCAAAAATGCAACTGTGCCGATTACTCCTAATGCAACCTTAACAATCAATCCTACCAACTCAAACTGAGTTCGCTTCTGTAGGGTTTCTAAATCTTCAACCGCCGCGTTCTTTAGTTTTTCTGACTCCGCCAAAGACACCTGTAACTCAGCCATCAGTTTGTCCCTGTCGGCCTGGCTCTCAGTTAAATCTTTGTTCTGTTGTTGGACCTGCTTGGTGATTTCTAATCGCTTCCGCCTAGTATCGTTGTCCCGCTGTTTTGCCTCCTCGATGTACTTTGAAAACTCAGCATCTCCACCCTTAATGACTTTTAAGATATTTCCTTCTAGCGATATCTTTTTGGTTTTGTATAACGCTATCAGTTCATTACAGGTATCCTTGCTGAAGGTTATCACTTGTACACTTTAAAGGGAGCAGTCTTGTTTTTGTATCCGTCGTAGTCGTTACGGAATGCCTCTAGACGGGGTTCGATTTCGTCTGACTTGATGATCCAGAACTGAGCCCCCACCTTTTTGGCCTTTTCAATCTCCTGCTTGTCGTCAGAAGACGAGATGATTCCTATCACCACACCATTGCCATACTCGGTATTGATCTTTCTAATCAACTCAATTCCGTCAAAAGATGAGCCGATGATATTAAGGTCGACAAATACGCACTCTGGTCTTTCCTCTACCGGGCCTTCGTTGAACCACTTCTTGAACAAGCGGTCTGCCTCGTCAGATGAAGTCAAACTCTGAAGAGAAAGCGTGATGTCCAATAATGAACATGAATCTTCAAACACCAAATGGAACAAGTCCTCGTCGTCAACCAGTAATATAGAATCGATCATATCTTTAATTTTATTTTTGTGCCTACTTGTAACTTTTCAACTTCTATTTTGAAGCCATGTTCTTCCATGATTGCAGTACAGATGTTAAGTCCTAGGCCCGATCCTGCTTCTTCCTGTCCTTCCTTTCGGGTGTAAGGCTGAGACCACAGCGCGAAATCTTGCTGTGACATGCCTCGACCATTGTCCTGTATCACAAAGTAACCGTTTTCAACAAAGATACGAACGATCTTCGTTGGCGAATCGTTATATTTTAGGCCGTTCCGAATCAAGTTATCCACGGCGGTGCAGAATAAACTTTCATTGACCAATTTAATAGGCATCTCATCGATAACTACTTGTTTTTCATATGAAGTAGATGACAGATAAGACTGCAAAATATCTTTCAAATTGCACTCTGTCTTCTCCAGTTGTGCATCTTTTTTCACCAAGTTGGTGAATTCTTTAACGCCTTTGTAAACCTTTTGGGTATGTGTCAATCCCTCTTCGATTAACTTCAACGGCCCTTCAATACGCATTTCTTTAATCTGCTCTTCGCTCAAGCGACGCTTCAACGACGATAATCCCCTTGGGATGTAGGTGTTGATTCCAGAATGCATGTCGTGACGTAGAATCTTGGCGGCGTGTTCCAGATAACTGTTTTTCTTGGCAACCTCTGCTTCGATTTTCTTTTTGTCAGTAATGTCTGAGGCAATCTTAATCACGCGATACACCTCACCGTATGGATCTTTGATTGGGTTATAATTACCGTATATCCAAACAATTTCCCCGCTCTTACTGATTCTTTGGAACTCACCAGAGTTTGCGTAACCTAGTTGTAGGTTTCTCCAAAACATTTTGTAATCGTAGTCGCTTACTTCGGGTACGAGTTGTCGGTGTTTTACCGTTTTAAGTTCTGAGACCGAGTACCCAATAATTTCACAAAACACTTTGTTGGCACTCAGAATATTGCCCTGCAAATCCAACTCCACCAAAGCGTTTGATATGTTGATTGCCTTTAAAGTATCATCAACAGACTGCGATTTGTATTTTGCTTTGCGAACAAATTCAATGAGCGTAAAAAAGAAAAAGGGTATGAAAGCAATGATGCAACCATACCCAAATTCTATAACTAATAATGACGGTTCGAAATATCCAAATACAACCGCACTCTGTACCCCAAAGAACACCATCATTATCAGAATGGCCACACCCAGTGATATTGATGCCCTAAGGGAGAGTTTCATATTAGGTCATGTTACTCAAAACACTCTAACGCCTGTGCTTTAGTAAGGATAGTCAATGTTTCTGACTCCTTAATAAAGTTTTTGAGTGTCTCGGTGTCGCTTTTGTCCAAGTCCAATTCTTCGCCAGCATTCATTTTAGTTGCCCAGCCCCAGTACTTTAAAGCGTCTCCTTTTGAAGATTGTACCAGTGTTTGGGCTACGATTTTGCCAATGTTTGCTCCCTCGATTTCTTTTCCTTCGAGGTCAAGTAAGTTTTTGTTGAAGTTTATCATGTTTTAAATTTTAGTAAATCCGAGTTGCGATAAGGCCCAATCAATGACATAAGTGTCATCGTTGTTCCATGAATTGTAAGTTGTTTGATCCATTGTTAAGTTGCCGTCCATCAACGATACACCAGGTTTCAGTGTTGGTTGCTCGTCCGATTGATCTGCGGGCTCAGATACCTCTGAAAAAATCTGCCAGTAAAAAGTAACTGAACTAGGGTTCATTGGGAAGTTCAATGCAATAACATTGAAGTATTTTGCTGTTCCCTTAGTTGGTACGATTACATCTTGTATCTTGATCATAACACAAATTTAGAAAATATTTACGATAATTCCACTCTGTATATCAACGTTTTGCTGACCAGGGGGATTCATTGGGATATTTAGGATGCCTGTGTAGCCTAAAACATTGTTTATTTTGTATCCAGTTGAGTTTATTTCACCGTTTACCTCTAGTTTATTTCCTAGGTCGGTTGTGGTTGCAATGAGTATGTTACCAGTTGAGTCTACGATACGCATCTTCTCTGCGTTACCTGTACCCATCACAAAGTCGGTGTTGGAGTATGTTCCGAGCAAGAACTTACCGCTTCCTCCGAGGTTGGCCATCAACGATGCACTGCGTGCTAACGCTATTCCCATCTGAGACCCCGAAACTCCAGAACTGAACACACGGTACACTACGTTGTCGACCTGGTCGTTCTGTGCAACCCATGCAGCACTCGCATCACTTCCACCAGCACTGATCCTTGCAAACTTATTACCATTGGTGTTGTCTACGATGTGTAGTTTGTCTGTTGGTGTTGTTGTTCCTATACCTATATTGCCTGTTTCAGCCTTAATAGTCATTCTGGTAGTCATGGTACCAGAAACATTTTGCCTGAAGTATATGTCTCCATAAGGTTGTCCAGAGGTAACTAGGTATGTATTATCCAAATAAGCAACCGCTAAAGCTGGATTATATAATAAGTGAAATCCTTGAGTATCAGAAGAATTATAACTAATTTTTATTCCGTGTGTATTAGCACTTCCAACATTGTTTACTCTTAAAAATGGATCAGCTCCATTTATATGAAGTTTAGAAGTTGGACTTACCGTTCCTATACCAACATTCCCACTAGCTGATGCTAAAACAGTTTCCCCAGTTGCCCTAAATTGTCCATTTACATCCAACTTATACCCAGCATCTGTGGTTGTTCCTATAAGTACGTTTCCTGAGGTTATTGAATTTAAACGTACTACACCGCTACTTGTAATAGATATATTTTCTGCTCCTGGGGAGTATCCTATATACATCCTATTAGTACCAGACCCTGTAGCACCT